AAGATCGTTTGTCTTTTCGATCTTCAATATCTTTTTCTTTTTGTTTAGTAGCTTCCATATCCATTTGCTTCAACTGCATGTCATAACCAAATTGTTCAGCCATTAGTTCTTTTCTAAGCTCATTTTCAGTTTGCATTTTTTGTATCTCAAACTGTGACTTAGCTTGTTCAAACTGAATATTTGTTTCATTTAAAGCTTGGTTTTTCTGCACTTCAGCCATAGCTGCAGCCTCTGTTGATTGTGCGTTAGCTTGAGCTTGAGCTTCAATCATTTGCTGTTTTTGCTGATGCTCAATCTTTTGTTTTTCTTTTCTACGTTTTTTAAGTAATTCGTTAGCTAACTTTAAATTATTAATATTTCTAATATCTATAGCGTCTTCTAAATCAATCCCACCTTGTTGTAAAGCTACTTGTATATTTTGCTCTAACATTTGTTTTTCTTCTTCATCTGGCTCTAAGTCTATAAATATACCAAAATCATGAAGACTTAATTTAGCTAATTCATCTAATGTGTTTATGTTATAATTAGATATACTATTCTGTAAAGACATTCTAGTTAGTGGAAACATTAAAGCATCTGCTGCTCTAAGAGAAATATTTTCACAAGTCTTAAGTGTGAGAAATAAACTTCCTTGTAGTATATGTCTAGTAGCTGTATTAGAGTTAGCCGCAGCTAACTTTTGTAAACCTACTAATGAATCTTTATCTGGAGTACTTGCGTCTCTAGCTTCATTAAGTCCGGTTACATCTCTTATCATTTGTAAATAATATTGATAAGTCTGTATTAAGCTTTGCATTTTAGCTCCACCCGAAGACGACTGTAACTCTTGTATTGGAACTTTACCTAAATTTTGATCACCATCCTGCGTCATTGATCTACCAACGATGCTACCAGTTTGGAAATACATGTTTAAAGCTTCAGCCGGATTATAATTAGTTCCATTACCTAAGTCAACTTCAGCTAATCCATCCATATCTAAATACACACCATCAGGCACTATTCTAGATAATACTTGTTGTAGTTTAAGATGAGTTAATTGTATCATATCAGCAAAACCTGTAATACGAGATACAAGTGATTCTATACGTCCTCTGTACATTCTAGGAGCTACTATATTATAACTCATATTTACTTTAACACTGTCAGAATAAGGACGTGTCATATTTTCAGACATTTCCCACTTAAGCATTTCTTCAAAACCTAATATCTTTGCTCCACAATATAATGTTTCTATTGATCTATAAGCTTTCTTAAAGTTATCATTATCTTCAGCTTCTAAAAATGAATCTTGTTTTTCAATAACTTTTTCTAAACCAACATTAGTTTTCTTTATTTTAAATACTTGGTTAGTATATGACTTCCATTCAAAATATAGTACTTGCACTGTTTGATTATCATATCTACCATTCCACTCTCTAGTATAACTATTGTTACCTTCGTATTTTTGTATTTTTTCTAGTTGGTCGTTAGTTAAGTTTGGAAACTCTTTTTTAAGCTCTGGTAAACTAATATTTTTAACTTCTCCAACATAGTATATATCTTCAAAATTAGGATCTTCTGTGTAAGACCAAACAAGCCTTGCAGGATCAACATAATCTAATACAATACCTTCTGATCTATTAAAAGTAGTTTTAACCGCGCTTATCCCTAAAACAGTTAAGTCATAATTTAATCTTTTTCTAATTAGATGGTATTTGTTTTTATCTAATACTTGATTTATTAATTCTTCTTCTGCAATTTCAATAGACTGTTTATAATTTAACTGCATATGAGCAGGAAGTTCATCTAAAGATTTAGGAGCATCTTTACTTTTATCTCCTCTAGATATGTCTAAACCAAAAGTTTCTTTAACAGTTTCATCATACTGCTTTAAAAAAATATCATCAATTATATCTTGAGCATACTTAGTTCTTTTTCTCATTGACTCAGGATCTTGAGCAAACGTTTTCACTTCGTAACTTCTTTGCGATATACCATTAACTACTATATCTACAAACTTAGGTATAATAGGAACAGGCTTCCAATCAAGATTTAAATAAGATAAATCACCATTGATTGATAATTCATCTTTGTATTTTTGTATAGACTGTTCCCCTCTAGCATATAATCTTCGATTATGAAAAGTGTTATAATTAGTCATAAACCTATAACCTCCACCCCTGTAGTTATTAAACCACTCTCCTTCGATAGCTCTACCAACGGCTAAACCATAATCCCATGAAGCTTTCTCAGCATCAGATACTACCTGATCTGGAAAAGTGCTATTCATATTAGTGTAAATTTGCATTTATTTTATAATTTTTGATATTGATCCGTTATTATCATATTTTTTAAACCCTAAATTAACAGGAGTTTTAACAATACGAGGTATAGGTCTATACTTGTTTTTGTTGCAAGCCATAATAGCTAAGCCAGAACTGATAGAAGCATCATGTTTTGTTCTGTTATTTATATTGAACTTAGCCCAATCTTCTAAGGTATTTTGAAAATACATATCTCCATGGTGTTCACCATTAAATCCTACATGTTCTTCAATGTAGGTTTCTATAGCTGCAGCGTGAGCTTGTTTAATGTCCTCGCTAGAATTAGGTATACCACCTATTTCTTTTTCAGTTACAGATAATTTGTTCCAAATTTTATCAGGACGATTTATTGAAAAACCTCTATAACCTCTACGTTTAAAATAATACAACAATCTTGGTTTATTGTTTTCTGCAAGTATTGGCATTCCATAAAATACGCAAGCCATTAATACGTCTTCAAAAAATGTTTCGGCTGTTTGTGGTCTAGATATATATTCTAAAAAAAAGTGGTTTGGTGGAACATCGTCCATAGAAAACTTAGTTAATCCATGAAGTGATCCATTAGAACCTTTCCCATCGACAGTACCGCTAATATCATAACTGTCACAACCAAAAGCTCCAAGGTGTTCGTTTCCAGGGTATTTCTTACCATTTTTTATAATTACATTATTTTGTAAATTTTTAGGTGGAACCCAGGATATTAAAAACCTACCATCATTATTTGGATAAAATATAACATTGCTATCTTTAATACCTCTATCCCACTGAAAACTTCCTCTAGTTATTGAAGTTATATTATGTATTTCTTCATTATAATCTATTTGCTCGTATATTTTAACTAAGTTAAAAAGAGATTGTTTGGTTTCATCTCTAAAAGCATGTTTTTCTGTACGTGGAAATTGTCTATAAAATTCGTTTAATCCGTCTTGATCTTGCTTGAGTCCTTCAACTTCGTTTTCCCAGTGTTCGATAACTCCGAGGTCAATTGGCGTTCCATCGATTCCAGTGACTGGAGCTTGTGGCGTATCGAAGACAGGTAATCCATAAGTATCAATGTATCCTTCGTAGGACCATTCCATAGGGATGAATAAACTATAGAGTCCCGAGCTTGTTTGACCATTCTTATTTCTTCTCTCAACGCTTGAATCATAAAATAATTTTTTAAAATTGTTTCCACCTTTGTCTAAAGCATTTGATGTACTTCCCATCATACACTTTCCAATAACTCTACTACCTAATCTTAATGTAGTTTTTGTAACTCTCCAGTTATTTAATATGTTGTCAGGACGCTCCCATTTACCACTTTCATCGTGAGCTAGTAGTTTTAACTTTTCACCATCGTAAGAGTTGTCACCTGTATTTTTCCAATCTATAGTAGTATCAAGACCTACTATATCTTTAAGTTGTTCGTTAGTATCTAGTTTTCTTCTAGTTAGTTTAGAAGCTGGTACCCTGTAGGCGAGTTCTGTCTTAGGACGATCCATACCATCCTGGATCGGCTTGAAAAAAAATGGATAGTTAAGAGATATGGGTACGACTTTATCCGTAAACATTTTCTTGGCATCAGCCCCAGTCTTTGATAAGATACCAAATCTTGAATCTGAAGACATTGTCGCTTGGTTAACGAGCTCTGCTGAAGCCATGAACGAAAACCCAGATCGTCTGTTTTTAAGATAACACATCCCATAACATCTGCTATCTGCTTTACATGCTTCCCAGAAGTAGAAAAATAACTTATTCGATTCCCTGTAGTCGGCAGCTCCCACGTCAATTTTTGACCACTGTAAGTACATGTAATGAGTGCCAGTGATATAATTAGGAACACCTTTATTATAATAGAAGTAACCGTTTTCTCTACGCTCAAATTCTTTGTCAATGTAGTCATACCATTCTTCTTTAAACTCTGTTGGATATTGTTCCCAGTCAAATACACTTTTTATTCTTTTTAATTCTTTTGGGTATTCGTGTCTTTCCCAGTATTGTTCCTTTTTATCTTCGCTTCGTTTAAAGCATTCAGAGACTGCTGGTATAGCAATCTTGAGATTTTGAATTTCGTATATCTCTCCAATAGTTCCGTCTCTACTGATTATAACTATATCGTATTCTTTATTATATCCATACTCCCATTTTTTATACCTATTATTTTTTTTAAGTATTTTAGGGTTAATATAATCTTTTAATACTGTATATAATGTTTGTTCGTACATTACTTACTTCTCCCTTCTGCAAAACCTTTAAAAGCTTTTTCTTCTTTTTTTTCTTCCTTAGGTTTATCCTCTAACATTTCTTTTTCATTTTCAATACGTGTTAATATTTCAAACGCGTCGAAAATAGCTAATTTCTTTGTTGCTGCTGCATTCTTTAATCTATCAGCAGATATATCATCTTCTGAATCTACAATAGGTTCTCTAGCGATCTTAATTAATTCCTCAACTGCTTTGTGCCCAGCTTGGATTATATTTAACTTTATCTTCTTCGTAGTCATGCATTAATGCTATATCATTTGATTTCATACAATATAAACGTTCATCACCGACTATAAACTCAAATTCAGAGTTGGGTGTAAACGTTATTAAGGTTCCAGGAGTGATTCCTAGCGCTTCTAAGGACTTATTACTATATTTGATTATACCAAGAAGTGGTTCTTCTTTTAATGTACTAAACTCATCCAGAGATGCAACAGGATGGACAAAGCAATAGTTTAAGTTGCATATCCATTTGTCGTTTTGGTTATAAAGGTATATTTGTTCTATATCACAAAAGAATAAATCATCTTTAAAAAATGATGCAGAGTTCTTTTCTCTACCTTTCATATCATAAAACCTACGAAACACATTATGGTGAATGATTACTTCATCACCTACTTTAATGTCGGTTTTATAAGCTTTAGGTAAAGCTATAACAATTGCCTTTTTACTAACAGACTCAAATGTTTCAATACGAGTATTAGTTATAAGGCTTTTGTCACCTACTTTTTTTTCATTATCATAACGTTCGCCTTTTGGCTTTATGATAAATCTGTATAAGCTTTCCATTAGTACTGTAAATCATACTCAACAGAGATTGCCATATTAGAATTAAATTTTTTCCAAGGCAATACTTCGTCTTCTTTAGTTATGAATATATTGTAAGAATTATCTTTTTCTTCAAACAGTATATTTGAAATGCTATGACCTCCGTAAACCGACTGGCCTACGGAGTAATGCATAGCTTCATTTTTATAATCTGCTCCAATACTTATTTTACGAATAACATTAGACATGGCCAACAGCTACTTCTTCTTCTTGTTTTATTTCAGTGTAAGTACCATCTTCTAAATTGATATTTACAGCTCCATATTCTTCTTCAAGCTCTTTTTTAAATTCTTCAATACCTTCATTTACTCCTGCTAACTCATGAAGTAATCCATGTTTATTAGCTTCTAAGTAACCTACTTCATTTAAGATTTTAGTAACTGCTGCTTGTTGTTCTTGTATTTTCTTTAATTGGTCTTCTTTGATTTTCATTTAATTTAATTTAATTTAATTTACTTACTCTGTAGGTGGACTTGGATCCGACCATTCTGGAGTTGCCATAAGTGCTAATACTGCCGCATGATCCATAGTACTTACCGGTACTAAAGAACCATTAGTAATAAAACTAGGTTCAACCTGGTAAGATAATAAACCTTGAGTATTAGCTAAATTTCTTCTCATTGTTTGAGCAGAACTTTGATTTACTTGACTGAATAAAATAGCGTTTGTATCAGTTAAGTTTATTACTGCATAAGTTGTTGCCATTGTTTAATTATTATTTAGTATCTTGTTGTTATTTATATATTTACTTATTTAAAATCTTTTTTACTCTGGAGGAGGTAGAGGAGGAACAGGTTTTGGAATATAATCTATTAATGGTAATGTTTTTACCCAATCAAACTCAGTATTAACACAAAAATCTATTTCTTGTGTAGATATTATCCAATTATCACTATCATCCTGAATAGGGTTAAAATAACTATCTGGAGCGTATAGTTGTCCAACTAATTTGTCTTTTTGTTCTTCTGTTAATAATCCTACTTTCATCATACTTGTCTACCTAAAGTTGTGTTAAACGCTTGTACAGCATTGTATAAATTTAAATTTTGAGTTGCGTCTAAAGAACCATCATAAATAAATGCAAAGGCAGTTTCTTTATTACCATAATAACCACCACCACCAAAACGGCCTACTTGCATACTAACAGTTGCCATAGTAGCTCCAGTTGTATAACTTCCACTATGAAATGAAGATCCATTTCTATAAGCTTGTACACTACCTCCACCACTAGCCGCAGATCTATTACCTACAAAAAAGCCATCTGTATGATCGTTAACAGGTGTTCTATAGTTTGCTTGATTTACTGCATAATAAAAATTATTTAAATATCTAATAAGCATCCCAGTAATCGTACCAGCTTGATAAACACCCATATCGTAATATGCACCTGAAACATCTGATGTATCTCTTGAATAATATCCAAACGCTATTGCGGCGTTACTACTAAATTCATCATTAGGTATAAAGTGTGTATCCGCTCCAGCATTCGTCCCATTAGGTGTAGCACCCGTAGTTGAATGAGTCCAACCTCCAGCAAAAGTTAATCTAAATGCAGCATCGGTATCTTGTGGATCTTTTAAGTTATACATATGAGTTGTTGCAGTTCCACCAACCATTGGATATATAGCTTTCATATTAGTCCAAAGATTATCATTTTGTAATGAACTAACTAATGTTTTAATTGCTAATTGTTGTGTTGCGTCAGTTATTCCAGCAGCATTAATAAAAGCTTTAGCATCAGCATCATACTCTATTCTATCTATAGCTGTCATGTTAATTGAAAAAGCATTACTAGTAGAATTAGGTGCATCACCTTTTAAGTTTGCAGGAATATCCATACTTGTTGCTACTCCATTTGCTGTAGAACCTGGACCATCACCTACTAATTCAGTTCCACCCATACCCGTGCTAGTTCCATTATTACCACCACTACCTAAATCTGGGCATATCCAATTACTTCCATCATAATAACTATCGCCTGCTAAACTCCACCAATTAATGGGAGATAAGCTAGAAATACTATTTGGAACACCACCGTTGTAAATTGTAATTATTTGATCTTCACTTAATGCTGTGTTGAAGACTGAAACATTTGAAATTTTACCTTCTATTGGATTAACTAAAGCTGAATTTTTATATAAAGCTCCAATAGTTAATAAATCTAAACCTGACAAATCATTTAACCATTCAGTACCAGCTCCTGATTGCGTAGGCTTGGCTCCATCAACATAAACTTCACAAGCAGTACCATTTTGTGTTAAACATACATGTTGCCAAGTGTTTAATACAATTGGATTCCCTGTTGTTTGAAGTCGCCATAAATTGGGCGTAGTAGTTTCTCTTAGTATGATATCTAAGTTTTCTGAACTATCTATTCCAATAGTTAAAAAAGTGTCAGCATTAGTATCTGAAACACTGAAAGCATATCTTGTACTTGAATCACCTGCAAAATTTATCCAAAACGAAATTGACCCTTGTGTATTAGTTGCAATATTAGAAACGTCAGAAACACTTATATAATCTGCTGCTCCGTCGAAAGTCATACTATAACTACTATACGGAATACTACGAGTTAAATCAGATGTTACTAAACTTGCTGTAGTCATACTATCGCTAAGACCGTTTAATGTTGAAACAAAAGAATCTACTTGTGTTACACTGCCTGTAATTGTTCCATTATTACTACCTACACTATCTTGTATTCCAGTAGTAATATTATCTAACTTCCACCACCCGGTAGGAGAATTAGAAATACTTACTTCAGGTGTACCGTTATTATAAATAGTTTCTACTTGTGCTGATGATAAAGAAGAATTAAATACTGAAACATTACTTAGTTTTCCATCAAAAGCAAAGCCACCAGACTGTCTTGATCCAATATAATTAAGATAAGTATTTACAGCTGTTCCGTAACCTGTTTGAGTTCCTAGTGATTGACCGTCTTGAAAAACTTCAACGCTATCTCCTGTTCTTACAATAGTTATATTGTACCATCTTTCCTTTACCATAGAATTAGGAGTAAAAGACTTAAGAACTCCAGCAATATTAACGTTAATAAGGTTATTGTTAATGTATAAAGGATATTCTGCATCATATCCTAAAACAATATCGTTTACAAGACCAAAAGTTTGGTCGGTATTAAGCCATACAGAAATAGTTGAATTTATTCCTAAATCAGCAGCTGACGCTAACCCTATACGTTGAGTTGCTCCAGGAAAATCTAAAGCAGTTGTGTAATTAGCTGTAGAATTTCCTATAATCCAATTAGTTCCATCCCAAGTGCTAGTATCAACATTTAGTTTATACCAAGCTGTAGGAGTTGTTGTGTATGTAGATTGAGGAACACCATTATTATAAATATTAACTATATTAGTAGATTGATCAGAGCTCCATATAACTATATTAGATAAGTCACCTATAAAATCCCAAGTTGCACTACTACCACTCATCACCATAGGTATTGCAGAATTTGCTAATGCAGTGCTTGATGCTGTTCCTTGAGCTACTGAGGTTCCATCAACATATATTTGAACTTTATTTGTTCCTGTTGTTCCATCCCATGTTGCTAAAATGTGATGCCAATTTCCATCATTAATAGTTCCACCATTAATATCAGCAATAGCACTACCACCGGAATCTCGCAGTATAAAACGTGCTGCTGCGTTCCACCTTATTACTTGCCAATTTCTTGTAGTTCCTCCGGTAGGAGCTTCATCACTTGAAAATATATTACCATAAGTACCTGCATCAGTTGTTTTTACCCAAGCTGAAACACTAAAAGCACTTGACACACTAATATGAGGAATAGAAACATAATCAGCTGTATCAAAATCAAAAACAGTTGCACTTGGTACTGATTCGTTTGGAACTGTTAACGTCGTTGAACTGCCAGTTGATCCCTCACCTAAAGGATAATAAGCTATTGGTAGTGGTGTTAAAGCCATAGGGTTTACTGGAGTACCTGAGTTATATAAAGCAGTTATTTGATCAGATGTAAGAATAGAATCAAATCCTGCTACTTGTCCTATTTTACCTTCAAAAGGTAAATTAACTGGAGGACCATATGTTCTAGCACCTATTCTATCAAACGTCATATTAGCGCTAGCCCATCCTGATTCTGTTTGAGTTGCAACAACTGCTCCACTAGAACTTATTAAATTAACATCTATTGTCCCCGCATTTTTAACTATAGCTAAAAAATTCCACTCATCATTTACAATATTATTTGTTATAGTAGATCCAAAATTATAAAAAGTAGAACTTACCCATACATAAAAAGCACCGCTCTGTCTTCTTACAGTATAACCAAATCCATTTGCACCTTCACCTAATAAAACATAATCACTAGGTCCTATACTAGATGGATTAAACCATAATATAATAGAAGAATTTACGCCTAAATTAACATCTACTACATCAATGAAATCATCCGTTCCATCAAAATCTAAACTATAGTTATCTACTTTATTCTGATTGCTGTTTTCAGGCATTCGCCATGTTGGTGATATCCACTGTGTTGCCATATAATTTTTTTAATCTCCCATTCTATACCAAGCAACGGGAGGAGTTGCCATTGTACTTAAATCTGCTGTTTTACCAGTACTAGTTGCGTTGTAAATTTCATCTACTTGATCTTGAGTTAAAATATAATCAAAAGCTGCTACCTCATCAAGAAATCCTTTATAAAACATTGTTGTTGCAGTTGTAATCCCTCTTCCACCTATAACAAGATTACCAGTTAACGGAGCATAATCTCTTAATAATGAATTAGTTATTTCTTTAGTTCCGTCTATATAAACATTACAAATAGTACCACCTGCATCATATTCACAAGTTTCTACTATATGATGCCATTGATTATCACCTAGATCTGTTGTTGAAGCTGTTGTTCCTGATTGATCCGCAATTAAAACAACTGTAGCGGCTCCTCCTGAAGCATTATCAGAATAAATTCTAATAGGTGAACCATTAACAAAACTATTAGAATAAACACAAACAGGATAATAAGATGCATAATTAGTTAACCCTGATTTATCTATTTTAACCCAACAAGATAAACTAATATTAGGTACGACTGTGTAGGCTAAGTCTAAGCCAGTTACTATATAATCATCCACCCCATCAAACTCCATAGAATATACATTATCTATATCTGCTAAACCACTTGCTGTGGGTGCGACAAAACTAAAAGGAAATGGAAACATATTATTTTATTTTAATCTCCCATCCTGTACCAGGCTACAGGTGGTGTATCTAATGTATCTAAATCTGCTGTTACGCCAGTTGATGTTGCGTTGTAAATTTCTTCTATTTGATTTGAGTCTAACGAATAATTGAAAAGCGCTACTTCATCTATAATACCATTATAATTATATCCTGTCGCTCCACCTGCTTTGCCAATATAATTAAAGGTAGTTGCTGTTGTACCTGTATATACATCTGTATAAGTCTCAATTTTTACTCCATTTAACCATACTTCAGCATCAGTATATAAAGCAGTACCGTTTGTAGGTGCTTTTCTAATTAAACATAAATGTGAAAAATTAGAAGTATCAGCCATTGCTGTAGCGTACGCAGCGTCGTTTATAGTTGCTTTTGCAACTCCATCACCATAATGCCAATATGCAACTGAACTTGATAAAAATATAACATACCTTGCGGATAAACCTAAAGGCACATGAGCCGAAGGTGTAGCAGCATTTTTTAACCAAAATGAAATACTATATTGTGCTCCTAAGTCGATAAGTCCAGTGTCGAAATAATCATTTACTCCATCAAACTCCATGGAATATACATTATCTACAGTCCCTATTCCAGTAGATGTAGGAGCTACGAAACTAAAAGGAAATGGAAACATATGTTATGTTTTATGTTGTGAAATTCAATGTAGAAGC